GCCTATCAGCTGCAGCTTAGATGGTATTGGCATTGGCAACGGTCAGACAATCGTTACCAATACCAAAGAAGGCATCTATGTAGTGGGCCAAGACTCCATTGTCTTAGACGGCCCAGGCGTGCTAGAGGCCAAGCTTACCAAGGCTATGCCAGAGGACACCCCTCACCTGGCGCGTGGGCCTATCCAGTTGCAGGGTCAGATGCTGATCACTGGCCACAAGTGGGGCGCTGTGTGCGTGCTGTATCAGGGCATCGAGCTGCGAGTGTTTTTGTTTGCTGTTCACTATGAGACTCAAAAAGAGATCATCAAGGCAGCGCTTGAGTTCCAGAGCAAGTTAGACAAATACGCCAAGACAGGGGAGATCGACTGGTACCCACCGTCTTCTAGTTTTGACTTGAATCGTATGTACGGTATCGCACAAAAAGAAGAGATTGAACTGCCGGTCAATGTTTCCGACCTTGCCAAAGGCATCCTGGAAAACAAGGCAGCCATCAGAGCAGCCGAAGCAAGCATTGAAACGGCAGAGATGTTGATCAAGTCAACCCTTGGCCAAGCTGAGCGGGGCAGGGCTGGGCAGTATGTGATCAGCTGGCCCATGCGCAATTTCAAAGCAGCGCCTGAGCGCTATACCCCAGCCAAAGAGGCGTACAGCGTTCGCCAATCGACACTAACAATCAAGGAGTACACAGCATGAACGTCAAAAAAATACACGAAGCCTATGACAGAGCAGTCAACGCCATGCTGGAAGCAGCACCTGAGATGCCAAGAGAGCTGGCAGAGAAGGCCGTCGAAGCCATTGCCGATTTAGTATTGGCCACCATTAACGCAGAGCTGTCAAAAGAGGAGATCGAAGATGCAACTCACAACCACTAACCAGCGCGGGTTTGCTCCGACCACATTGGGTGAAGCAGTTCAATTCAGTGAGATGCTGGCCAGTTCTAGCATGGTGCCTAGGGCATACCAGGGTAAGCCCAATGATGTCCTGGTCTGCTTGCAGTGGGGCTATGAGATGGGTATGGCACCCATGCAGGCGCTGCAGAACATTGCTGTGATCAACGGCAAGCCCAGCATGTATGGTGACTCAGCCATGGCTTTGGTGCAGGCCAGCTCAGTGTGCGAGGACATCGAGGAATACTTTGAGGACGAAGGCACCACAAACCCAGTCGCTGTTTGTGTGGCTAAGCGCAAGGGCCGCAAGCCTGTGACCGTTAGATTTTCTGTGCAAGATGCAGTAAAAGCACAGCTGTGGGGCAAGCAAGGCCCGTGGACTCAATACCCCAAGCGCATGATGCAGATGAGGGCAAGAGGGTTTGCATTGCGTGATGCCTTTCCTGACGTTCTCAGAGGGCTTATTACCGCTGAAGAGGCACATGACTATCCTGACGAAGCCAAGCCAGGCCCAGTGGCCAAGCCGGCTAACCCACTTGACCTGGTGGCCAAGCCCGTTGAGGTTATCGAGGCCGAGCCTGAGCAAGCCATTGTTGATGTGATTGAAATGGAAGTTGACCAGGTCACTGATGCTGCCATTGGCTACGGCTTAATGGTGCCAGGCAAAGAGCAGCCACACACAGTGCTGGCCACGCTGGACGAATGGCAAGATGCCTACGAAGACCTGGCAGAGGCAACAGCCAGGGCAGGCAAGCGCCCGGCCAGAGAGCGCATGACAATTTTAAAAGAACTAAAGGAGTGCAACGCTGACACGCTTGGCCGCATTGACACCATGAAACGTGTCAGGCACACAGCTGGCTATCAGCGTCGGATCAATGCCCTGGGCGCTGCTCAGTAATTAGCTCAACAAAACCTTGATTGCTTTTTCAATGTGGTGAATGCGGTCTTCAAGACCGATAAAGCCACCATTGATTTTTTTGGTCAGGGTTTTGTAATCTTTGCTGTCAGCATACTGGTTGAGCTTGTGTGTTTGCCAGAACCAGCCAGCTGTCATGGCTGCATACTTTGGCGTGCGCACCAGCTCTGGCTCCATCACAAAGTCAACGCCCAGTGCCTGGCCTGCGTGGTAGAAGTTGCTATGGCCAGTCAGCTGGAGAAATCCGGAGCCGCGAAACCGGAACCCATCCCCAGAAGCTTCATCCCTGTTACCCATACGATTGCCATAGATGCGGTTCGCGATCTTCTTTGGCTGCTTCTCATACTCGGCAGCCGACTCAGTCGTAAAGCCCCATGCACGCTTTGGCGTGTGAGGGAATAGCTTGAGCAGGGTGGGAGCGCGATAGTTAAGGTTCTCTTCCAGGATTCTGAAGTTGCCACATTCGTGGCCACACTGACCGATCCAGCATGCTTGCTGCTCAACTGTTACCAGGCCAAAGCGATCAAAGGTTTCATTGAATGCATCAGCAAGGCTTGGGTCAATGCTTAGCCGCTTGAGTTGTTCATTGTTTACCATTGATCAGCTCCCTTACTTCGTTGTAGGCGCTGACGCAGGCTGCGTGCTTGGTGATGGCTTTGTCTCCTTCGGCTGCGAGGTCGATAAGAGCTGCAATAGTCTGTCGCTCAGATTCGCTTGCATCGGTGTTGCTATTTCCTGGGGCAGGGGCGGGATCTGCGGAGGCTTGTACACAACTTGGGGCTGGGAGCCGCAGCCGGCCAGTCCGAGCAAGCTCATGCATAGCAGACTGCTTTTTAGTGATTTCATTTTGTGCCTTTCTTAATTTGGTTTCTTGGTCTTGCAGCTTGACTCCAAGCTCTTGCTCGGTCTTGCGTGCCTCTTCATTCTTTTTGGCAATGGCGATCTTCATGTCGTTGTCACGCTCTAGCCAGCCGTAGTGGTGGCCGACACGGTAAGTTCCAAAGAGTGAAACCAGGACTCCGACAATCAACCAGGGCAGGGGTATAGGTAGCATTAGTCAACCTCCTTGCGAGCAGCTGCGATCTCTTCACGATCCTCATCAGGCTCCATGTGTTCGGGCGGGGTGGTGGGTGGTGGCCCTGGTGTCCAGGACTCATCTAGCTCTGGGTTCTTCCAGACCGGCATTGCTCCAAATGGCTGGCTTGGCAGGCCATAGGCAGACTGGGGTGGTGCGTAGCTTGAGCCATATTGCATCGGCTGGCAGCCTGGTTGCATAGTTGGCTGCGTTGGCGTGAAGGTTCTTGATGCTGCCCCAGCTGCTCGCTTAGTCATTACCCCACCAATGCCACCAACGATCAACAACACTATGTCGTTCAACATCTTGGTGTATGCCTGGTCAATGGGAGCCATAGACTTGATCGGCTGGGTCACAAAGGTCACCGAGTACAAAAGTGCAATCACAATGAAGCAAAGGATCAGCGTAACCACCGCGACCACAAAGCCCCAGATTCGGACTTCAAACTCTTCAGTTGTTAGGTTTGGTTTCTGGCTGGACATCATTGATTTTTTTCTCCAGGATTGGTGCGACCAAGTATTCGGGACACTGCTGCGTAAATAGGCACTTAGGTTTTTGACACTCTTCAGCATGGAAGTAATCTGGGTTTTGGCATTTGTATCGATAGCGGTCTTCACAGCCAGCCAGCAGTAATATCAGTAACAGATATCTCATTTGCCAAGACCAACCTTTCCAAGTAATAAGTTCACGATCTTGTCGGACAGATCGTCTGGCAGAAATTTAAGAAACCCAAGAAAATAAAGCGCCACAACCCCATAGACAAAAATCTTGAGGCATAAGTCAAAGGTCTTCTGGTACTCATTCACCGACCGCACCTTCTTGTTGTGGCACAGAACTCCATCAACTCATTCACGCCAACAAACACCAAGAACAAAACAAAAGCCACACCGCCAATGATCATGGCCAGCTCGTTCATCTCATCCTCTTTGGCTTTGGCTTCTTTTTCTGCTTTCTTTAAAGCGCTTAGTTCTTTAGCATCGGCCAAGTCCATCTCGGCCTGCCTGGCTTTGATCTTGTTCCAGACATCGATCTTGCCGGTCTGCATGAAGAGCATCTTTAGCTCTTCTTCAAATGCCCTGGCTTGCTCAAGCGCCATCTCGATCTGCAACGCTGTCCCCATGTTGGAACCCTTGCCAGACTGCTTGGCTTGCAGCATGGCTTTGGTGGCCACAGACTTGGCATCAAACATCTTGCCAATCATTGGGGCAAGAGAGCCTAAGTCATTGGCCACCTTGCTGGCCTTCTTGACCATACTGATTGCTGACTGTATGCCAGCAAGTGCTGTCATCGGATCAATCATTTTCTATCTACCTTTTTCCATTCAATACAGTAGACCTTTCGGTTGTACACATCGCCAACCCAGACCCACTTGATACATCTGTATTCGATAGATACAGCCAGAAAAATTATTGAAAGCACCATGCTATGAAATAGGTGCCGGCAATTAACATGCAAGTCACAGCGGCTGCAGCAACGAATGCTTCAGCCCAGTCGCTCATAACCCAAACATTTTTTTTACAAACTCAGCGGCTACACCAGGGCCAAGCAGCACAGCAAGCATCACCGCATAAAGCAAGTATTCAATCTTGGTCATGCGTTTATCCCCATCCTTTAAAGATGAGGCAATGGCGCTGTATCGCTCGGCACAGATAGCTTCATGCACGGCAAGCCTTTTATCAACGTCGGAGTCCATGATTACCCAATCGTAAGTTATGGATTTTGTACTATATCTATTCAACTAATTCTTCAACTGGAGGCCAGTTAGGATTTAAAGCAAACCCATCTTGCCAAATGTATTTGTGGTATTGAAAGTCGGCAGGGGGTGTCCCTTCAACAACACGATATCCGCTAATAATGTGTTTTGGAACAACAATATCAGGGTAACGAATTTCAGTATCCGTTTCCTCAAAGTCTCCCAACTTACAAATATGCTCTCCAACAATCAGAATTTTCATTTTGAATCCTTATACGTTTGCAATACGAACCAAGCTAAAACGCACATTTGTACTACCTTCAGTTGGGTCTGTAAGTGCGCTTACTCCGCTATCAGGGGCTGTTCCAGTTTGCACAAATATGGCTCTAGATGAATCTAAATCTATTGATTCCTGTGCGCCAACGCCACCGCCAAGTTGAAAGTCTTTGAAACCACTTGACCCCAAAAAACCGTTAGTTGTTGTTGCAGACACTGGAACAATTGTTTGATTACCACTGCGAAAAGCAACCAAAAATTTACCAAGATTAAAATAATATCTTGCCGCAATAGTAACTGCTGAAGCCGCTACTGTCGTAGCACCGTAGTTTTTCTTTACAACGTAGTTTGGCGTGGTGTCTGTTGTCCCACGCATAATTTTGCCGTATGAAGCCCCAATATTGCTGTTAGTTTGGTTTGTCATCCAACTAAAAAAGTTTGTAGTAGCGCCTTGAAATCCAAATAGATTAGTTGCCGCCCCGGGGTTGGTTTGAAAATTTAGTCTTTTGTAGTTTAGAACACCGGGGGCAACATAAACAATGCCATACAAAACAGCAGGAGAGCCAGAACTTGTTGCGAATGTGTTGCAAGTACTTGTGTCAATTAGACCTATTACTGTTGTATTGTTTGTTGAACTTCCAGTATTGGAAAAATACTGGTCTGATGCTAACGATGAGCCAAGCGTGTATGCAAAAGTTTCAATTGCTGGGCCATCTATATAGGTCAAAACAATACGACTTGCAGTCAAGGATAACTGTTGGGGGTTAACGCCTGTATATGCTACATCTCGGGATGTTGGAGCCGCATTTCCAGTCGCAGGAAATTCAACTGCCCAAATTCCGTTGTTAGTAGGACGAGTTGCAAGAATAAACGCACGGGAACTGTACGTCATACTTACAGAATTTGCTAAAGACCCACTAGCGGTACGAAAATTATTTGCATTAACTGACCAGACGCCTCCTGATATAGAAGCTGTAAATGCGTAACAAATACCCGTAGTACCGGAATTAAAAATAATACCAAAACCAATAGTTGATGACGTAATAACAGTTGCGGCTATTCCTAAATAGGTATTTACTGTACCAAGAGCACCAGTTGAATATTCTGTTCCTACTGTTCCAGTTGTTCCAGAGGCTCCTACGTCAATAGAATTTCCTTGCCATGTACCAGTAGTTGTTGAACGGTACAAATAAACATAAATGTTAGTACCTGTTAAATTCCCAGATGTTAATTTTGCGGCATCAGTAACACCAATATCGTTAACTGGTTTTTGGTCAAATCTTAAAAGTGTATTGACCGCAGTTGTAGAAATTGTTGCGGCAGTGCCTACAGTGGGGGAAGCAATAGTTGAAAGGTCAACAATAAACGATGAAAAAGTTGTACCAGTAAAAGTTGTGACTAAAAGCCTATTTCCAGTTACCGCTCTTGCTTCTACAAACGTTTCACTTGCAGATACACCAGTCAGCGTTCCAGATGTAACTGTATCGCCACTAATGGAAAAGCCTTGTATGGATACAGTAAAACCGCTTGATGGGGCGACAATGGCAAACCTAGTAGATGAAAGTCTAATAAGCTGTCGAATATTGTCATTAAACATTGTCTGTACTTGCGCAACTTCTGTGGAAAAGCAAGCATCTTGGTTGAGTATCCATGAGCCAGCCGCTGTTGCTGTGCTATTCAAACCAACTTGAACTTGCAAACTTGCTGGAACACCGCCAATAGCTACGTTGGTTGAGTCTTCAATCAAAATTGGAAAGTTACCAACATTTCGGATTAAGTATGCCGAACCACTTGCAGACAAAGTCGTTGCGTTTGGCAACACTACTTTAATTCCAAACGCTTGTGCATCAATCTCAATCGTAGCGTTGCTTGTAGATGTCAGTGTGTACGTTGTGGCTGTTGTGACGTTGGTGTATACGGTGACACCAGAACCAGAAGATGCTATTGTTGACCATGTAGGTGCTGCACCTGAGCCACCAGAAGTTAATACTTGTCCAGATGTTCCTGATGCACCAGTAACAGTTAACGCAGTAGTCAAATTTGCTGATGCAATTGTTGGTGCAGTCAACGTCTTGTTTGTCAGTGTCTGCGTCCCCGTCAATGTGACATCGCCAGCGCCTATGTTCGTCCTGGCTGTTGTCGTATTAGCCACATCAGACAAGTTGTTGGCAGCCGCCAGGTAACCTGATCCAGACACATAGGCCGCGACCCATGCGCTGCCTGTCCAGAGTTGCATTGCACCAGACACGCTGTTGAAATACAAAGCGCCAGCGACTAATGCGTTGCCGTCATTGTCAACAGTGGGGTTGCTTGTCTTTGCACCCAGATAGCGATCATCAAAACTGTCATAGGCCGCTAGTGTTGCGTCGCGTGCAGACTCTGCAGCAGTCTGTGCGGTCGCTGCGCTTGACGCGCTAGTAGCAGCGTTTGTTGCAGATGTAGAAGCATTGCTTGCACTGGTTGACGCATTGGTCGCCTGGGTAGTGGCAGTGCTTGCAGAGTTTGCCGCGTTAGTTGCAGACGTAGACGCACCAGAAGCAGACGTGCTTGCATTGCTTGCTGAGGTACTGGCATTGCTGGCCGATGTGCTGGCAGCGCTGGCGCTGCTGCTTGCACTTGATGCACTTGATGCAGCTGCTGTTGCACTGGTGCCTGCGTTGGTTGCTTGTGTGCTTGCCGTTGATGCCGAGCTAGAGGCAGCGCTTGCAGAACTAGATGCATTACTGGCCGAGGTCGAAGCATTGCTTGCCTGGGTGCTTGCTGTACTAGCCGAGCCAGAGGCTGCCGTCGCAGATGTAGAAGCAGCAGACGCACTGGTCGAGGCAGCCGAGGCAGATGTCGCTGCGTTTGTTGCGCTTGTACTGGCAGCAGCTGCGTCAACCAACAAGCTGAACTTTGCCGCATCAGCGTTGGTTCCAATTGGCAATGACCCGCTTGATGTGTGCTGAACAATAACTTGCCAGATGTTGTTGTTGGTTGTGTCTTTGATGATGTCTCGGACGTAGTAAAGCGTGCCGCTTGCCCAATTGCCACGATTGGTGCCCAGGGTGTCAGCAATGACTGGGTTGCCGTTAGCATCAAAGCCTAGCGCCTTGTTAGCGCGCAAGCTTGCCCGTGGTAGCGTCATGTTGATTGACGTTGGATCGGTCTGCGGTGCGCTCAATGCACGCTGTAACCCTTCGGCATTCTGCTGTGCAAAGATGGTCTGCTGATCCATCTCATCATTGACCGTGTTGGCAAAGAAGTCGCCACCAGTTACAAAGTCTGTAGTGCGCTGTATATTTCTGTTGCCCACAATAGCAATCTGTGTCGCACCAGTTGGTGCAGCCACCAGGGTAATTGAGCCTGTGCCGTTAGATGCAATGGTTACCGTGTAATCGGTGGTTAAGGTCAGCAGCGTGTCGTCTTTGAAAACAGCAATGTCAGTGTTTGCCAGAATCTCAAAGGTGAACGCATACGGGCCAGTGCCACTGGCCGAGTAAACAACTCGACGGGTTACGTTGGAAATTGTAATTGGCATGATTCAATCCTTCCTAATGGAAATTGTACGATTTTTCTAAGGTTTGTAATAGAGGCCATTAGCCTTGCGCAGCTCAACCATCTCAGCAATCCTTGCCTGCAGCGCAGGGTCTTCTTGCTTAAGCTGGCCTTGAGCTGCCTGCATGTATTTACTGTGAACAGACTGCACTGTCTTCTGTTGGTCATCTAATGACAACATTGTGAAACCAGGCGACAGCATGACATCCATGATGCCTTGCTTAGATGGCAGCTCTTTGCCGTAGATTGTGAGCAATCGGTTGTATTGCTCAGCCGTCATCTCGACACCGTCCACCTTTTTGTCTGGCATGCCAACGGGTGAGCCAATGCGCACCAAGGCATCATCAACCAGGCTGAACTGTGCAGGGCTTACACGGGTTGGCAGCACCAGCTCCATGGGGTTGCCACGGCTTGTCAGCACTGGGTCGCCCCAAAGGTTCAATGCCTCTGGCAGATCCGAGTTGAAGTAGGGCAGGCGTGCTTTGTATTTGTTAAACGCTTCAACAAACCCACGCACACCCATCGGCAGCTCAGGATCTGCGCGTGTGTCCTTCCTGGTTGGATCAGACAGACGCGATATACCAGCAACTAAAGAACTGTAAACGCCAGCTGGTGAGCCGCCTATGACAAACCCGCCAAACTGCTTGACCAGGCCATCGACAATCTTCTTGCCATCAACAGCGCCTTGCTGGTTGGTGCCGATCAGCTTGGCCACGTCAGCCACACCCTGCAGATAGGGCTGTTCTTTGATGTATTCGTACAGGCCATATGTCGCGCCCAGGAACACCTCTTCTACTTTGCTGGCATCGGGCTCGTACTTTGCGTATTCAGCGTAGTCGGCAGCAATGGCCATCAAAGCGGAGACTGGCTCCATGCCCTGGTAGCTGTAGTAACTGTCGCCAACCTTGATGGAGTAGGGCATCCAGCCGTCACGCATGAGAGCCTCGCGGTCTGCTTTGCGCTCTGGGCCGCGACCAGTGATGTGGCCCTCGGCTGACAAGGCAGCGTAGGTGGCCAGGAAGGCCGATCCCAGTGTGACCTTGGCCAAAGCCATGTCGCGGTAGATGCCGCCCTTAGCCACCTCTTCACGCCACTGTGAAGACAGCGGGGCAAACGGTGTGCGCTCAATCACTTGCAAGCCAATGTTGGCTGGTGTCTTAAAGAACGGCACCACAATTTTTAGCAATGGGTGGTTGAACACCTCTTGCAAATTCTTAAGCGCTGGTGGCAGCTCGGCAGTAAACGTGCCTTTCTGGGCAAACAGCATGGCCGCTTCGTCCAGGTCTCGCGGTGGGTTTGTAAATAAACCCTCAACCTCAAGCGATGCCTTGGCCATAGCGTCTGTCTCAGACAAGCCAGACTCAACGCCTTCGCGGTAGACAACCTTACCCCTGCGAGTGATCTGGGTGTTCAGCTCCATGCGGTACAGCACACCCTTGAAGAATTCATCTTCTGTTAGCAGCGCTCGACCAGGAATGGTTACAGCTGTGCCGTAGTAATCTATGGCCTTGGCAAACCACTTGTCTTGCTCAATACCAAACGCGCCAGAGCTGATCGTGGGTTCATTGCCGCCACGCTGCATTTCAATCTTGCTCATCAGATCGCTGGGCGCGTTGTTCTTCCAGGCAGTGCTGGCCAACTGCATACCTTCGACGATGCCATTGCGCAAAGACTGCACCATGGTCAACGCCTCGTCCATGCCAACCTTTTCGGCCTCGGAGCCTGGCACCAATGACCTCCAGCTTCGCACGCCAGTTGGCAGCACGTTGCCGTACATGGCCGCGACCATGCGCTCAGGTATTTGATAGGCACCAAACAATGTGTTTGACACCACGTTCTTGGCGTGCGATACAGGTGAGGACAATAGGCCGTTGATATAGGTGGTAAACCAGACATCCTTCACGCCAGACATCATTGACTTTTCAATCATTGCATTCTGGGCAGCGCGAGACTCTAGCGACAAATAGCTCTTTGCCATGTCTTGCAAGGCACCGTCACCACCGTACTCATCCAAGACTTGGCGAATGACTTGGGCGTTGCCGTCGCGGGGGATGCGAAACACGGCCAAAGATCGAGCTGTCTCGGTCTGGATACCCTTGACACCCTTTTGGATTAGGCCGTGGAAGGCCACTTGCTGACGCAGCATGAGCTTGTCAGCGTCAGTGGCCATGCCAGAGTTGACCAGCTTAAACAACTTGTCTAGCTCATTGGCACTCGACTCCAGCACTTCCAAAGCTTTATAGGTCTCGACAGCGTTGGCCATCATCTTGCCGTCAGCACCAATCAACCTGGTCAAGAATGATTCGCCAATGCCAGACTCAGCAGCCTTGGCCTTGATCTCATCAAACGTCACAGCCTTGGTTCTGATGTTCAGCGCATCGGCCACACCAGCCACAATGCCTGCAGCATCCTCGGTCTGGTAGCGCGACAAATTGAATGGCTCATCAGGTGAGCCACCGGGCTTGCCTTGAGTAATGCCAAATGTCTGCCTGCGACTAACGGCTGCACCGACAGTGTCTGTCAGTGTTTGGTCTGCTTCTGGAATTAGTTTGTAACGGCCAGCTTTTGATGCTTCTGGCAAAGAGCCTTCGGCTGCACGCGCAGCTTCTGGCACCAGGTTGCGCTCGGCCTTGGTGCCTTGGCGTGTAACCAGTTTGCGAATGGCTGCTTCCATGGGGCCGGCAACCTGTATGCCCTCGGTCATGCTGGGTGTACCAGGCTTGTCAGCGGTGAGGACTTCGGTGTCCATTTGTGCCGGGTCGGCAGGCATGGGTTCCAGCTTGGTTGGATCGGCTGGTGCTGCAGCTGGTGCAGCGGCAGGCAAGATGCTGCTTAGGCGTTGATCAAGTGGTTGAATGGCCATCACTTAGCTCCAGACTGCGGAGCGCGACGGCTCCCGGTTACTTGTTTGCTTGTTCCTGAGTCTTCTTGACTGAGCCGGTCAGATATAAGCCCTCTAGACTTTGGCTTGACTTCCCTGCTTGTCT